ACCCCTACCCGGATGCCCGTGCGGCGGCGGTCATCCTCGCGCAACACGGCACGAAGCTTGCGGCCGGCGTCCGCCCCGTCCAGCACGCCGTAGAAATTGAACGTGGCCCCCCCGCCCGCGGCCGCGGTGGCCCCGGGGGCGGCCGCGGACAGCGTGGGGGACAGCCCGCCCGCGGTGGCCGCCGACAGGTTCACCCCGGGCAGCTTGGACAGCCATGACGGGGCGGACGGAAAGTGGATCTTGCCTATCCAATTCACCACGGACTGAATGGCGGCCACCACCGCGTCCCACGCGGCGGCCACGGCATGGACGGCGGCCACGGCCGGGGCGGCGGCGGCTTGGATGGCGGACCATACGGTGGTGGCGGCGGACTTGATCTTGGTCCATACGCCGGTCCAGTAGGTGGCGAAATCTCGCCACTGTTTGGTCAGGAATGACCACGTGGCCGTTGCGGCCACCTTGATTGCGTTCCAGGTGGCCACCGCGGCCACCCGTACGGCGTTCCACACGGCCGTCACCACGGTCCGGAATAGTTCTGACTTACGCCAGAGTAGAACGGTGATGACCACCAGGGCGGCCACCGCGGCCACGATGGCCAGAACGATCAGGGCCACCGGGCTAGACACCACGGCCAGGATGGCCATGACCACGTTGATAGCCATGATGGCTAGGGCCATGGCGGCCAGCACGCCCACCAGAATCTTGACCACGGTGGCGTTTTTGGCCGCCCATACGGCCACCTTGGACAGCGCGTCCGTGAGCTGGGTCATCAGGGGGAGCAGGGACTCACCCAAGGTTGCCTTGGCGTTCTCCCACTGAGCCGCGGACCGGGCTTGGGACCCGGCCAGCGTGTCGGACTCGGACGCGAACCTACCCGTGGCGTCCGCCGTCTGCGCCATGATCAGCCCAAGGGTGGCGTTCGCCTTGGCCGCCGATGCGGCGGACCCCGTGAGCTTGGACTGTCCCTTGGCGGCCAGCTCGGCGGACACCTTGGCTTGAGACAGGGACGTCCCGTAGCGCTCCAGTGGGTCCATCTCACCCTTGAGCGCAGACGACAGGGCCGACACGGCGTCCGCGGTGGACCCGCCGTAGGTGGCGGCCAGGTCCGCCCCCAAGGTGATCAAGTCTTTGGTCTTGCCGGCCACATCGGCCAGGGGTAGCCCGGCATTCTTGAGCTGGGACCCGATGACCGTGGCCAGGTTGCCGTACTCGGACGCGGCCAACCCCACCGCATCGGCGGCCGTGTTCGCCCACCCCTTCACGGTGTCCGCGGACTTACCGAAAACCGCGTCAATGCCACCCATGGCTTGCTGTGTCTCGGACGCCGCGTCCACCGCACCCTTGGCGAACGCCACCACCCCCGCCAACGCCAGCCCGGCCGGCACGGCCGCCTTGGCCATGCCCTTCCGGAACTTGCCCGCGGACTTATCCACCTTGTCCAGCCCGGCCGCCGCCGCCGCCGCATCCACTACCACCTTGATACGAAGTAGCGCGTCACTTGCCACGGCGGTTGATCCTCTCGGCTTGCTCGGCCAGGACGTCTAGGACAGTGGCCAACATGGCGTCATCGGTGTCTAGCCAGGTGTCCGGGTGGGTGTGGGTCGCTAGGGCAACCTCCACTAGTAGCCGGACTCGGCTGCCGGCACGGTAGGGGGGACGGCGGCCGCCGCGTCATCGGGGGAGGTCACTTCCGGCGTGCTGTCCCGGAACGCTTCATAGGTCATGGCTTGGTCAATCAGCCCGGTACGGCGGGACGCGTGCCACGCCAGGAAAGACAGCCACAGGAACGGGGCGGCTTGCATCGGTGGCCACTTGTGTTTGTACGCGGTTATGTCATAAGCCACAAGATCGCTTGTGGTGGCTTGGATCATGTACGGCTCACCCTCGGCCGGCACCACGTAGAGCTTGGGGGTGGACAACCCCGGGCGGGGGGCGGTCATGCCGTCCCCCGGACCTTGCCTAGAGCGCTGTCCACGGCGTCCGCGTACACGCCCACCACCTGGCCCGTCCGGTCCGACAGAACGGCGTAGAGCCACGGCCGGGACCGGATGTTGTGCGGACCCCGTAACCCCACCCGCGGGCCAACCCCAAAGTGGATCGGCTTGGCGTACGGGGCGGCCGCCACCACGGTCACGGTGTCCGCGGTGGGAGCCAGGGCACGGACCGACCCGGCCAAGCGCCCCGTGCGGCGGGGGGCCGTCCGTGCCCCGGCGTCCCTAAGCCGCCCGGCAACCGCACGGTTGGCGTCCGTGAGGTCAGCTAGGTCCCGGGCGGCCGCTTTCAGGGTGCGGGCCAGGGTGTCCGCACCCTCTACCGTGACCGCTTGGCTCACGCGTCCGCCCCGACCAGCTCGGCATCCGCCACCGCGCCACCCGTGCCGTAGACATAGGTTGGCTTGCCCACCATGGCCCATGACAGGTCTGACACCAGGTCCGCGCCGTACTCGTCCGCCCCAAAGTCCAGCGGTTCGATGATCACGGTTCCTGATGCCGTGGTGCCGTCCGTCGTGTTCGGGGTGTACGTGAACGCCTGTTCCGTGCCGGCCGCATCCTGGGACAGGGCGAACAGTCCAGCCGCCCCGGCATCGGGGTCAATGTCAAGGTTGCCCTCCACCTTGAACGTGAACGTGATGGCACCGGGCTTGACCGTGCCACAAAGCTTGGTGGTGTCATCCTGTTTGTCCGTCTCGTGGGTGATGGACAGTGAGTTGACTAGGCAGGACGCGTCAACCTCGGTACCGGTGGCACCCACCGTGAACGTCCCCGGGCCAAATACGGGCATCGGATCATCCTTTCCTGTCTTAAGTCAGCGTACGCGGGTGTTCCAGGTGAATTGGTAGGCGGGTAGGGGGTCGGACTGGCCGTCCACCGCTAGTTCGTACGGGGACCCGGACACCGGGAGCCCACCTAGGGCGGCTTGCATCCGGGACACAAGATCACTGATGGTGTCCAGGGCTTGGCGGGTGCCGGCACTCGGGGCCACACACAACACCCGCCAATCGGCCGCCCATGACCCGTCCGCGAACCGTAGGGTCACGGCCGGGGGAGTGATCAGCACACACGGGGGGTTCAGGTCCCGGGTGTCCAGGGCTGCCCGCACCCCGCCCGCGGTCAGCACGTCCGCCAGGTCCGCCATGGCTTGGTAAATCGTGATGGTCATGGCCATCAGCCCACCCGCGGGGGGGCGTAATAGCCTTGGTGGAGTAGGGCGTCCACGTCCGCGTCCCGCCGCGGAAGATAGACCGCCCCGTCCGTGAGAGGTTCCACCCCGGACGGGGTGTTACGCCGCCGATACAGGCGGGCGGCCAACATCACGGCACCTTGCTGGACGTCCAGCGGCCACAACCCTTCCGGGTCATCGTCCGGGGGGACCGGAAGCTCACGGACGTACGCGGTGGCGGCCACCCATGCGTTGGTTGCCGCCACCACGTCGTCAATCAAGGCATCATCGGCCGCGTCCGTGATGTGTAGCCATGCCTTGACTTGGGGGGTGGTGATCATGGGTTACGCCCGGGACCGCCGCGAGCTGGACTCGGTGTCCGATGCCGGCGGCGGGGGCGGACCCACGGCCGCCGTGTCCACGGACACGATGCCCCCGGGAACGGTGATCCGGGACGTACCCATGCCCCAGATTCCGACGTCCACGCCAAGCTTGGCCACGTCGTCGCCCTCCACCGCGAACGGGCCATCCTCGGCCCATGACGCGGCTTGGCTTGAGCCCACCAGCAGGGTGCCGGCCGGCAGGGACTTGGCCTTGGTGACAGCCAGCCCGGACACGTTGACGCGCAAGGTGGCCGCGTCCGATGTCCCGGACACGTTCTGGGTCCCGTACTGTGCCGGCACTAGCCCGGTCAGAACGCCGATGGCCGCGAACACGTCCGGGGCGGCCAGTACCACGTCAGCCGGCACGCCAACGGCGTCATCTACCGTGCTGGACGCGTCGAACAGGACCGGGAGCAGGGCGGCCAGGTCACCCGTCAGCGGCCAGGACCCGTCCGGGGTGGCGGCCGCCGCTACGGCCGCCGAAAATGCCGCGTCCGTGGTGACCGCGTACGCGATAGACAGGATGCGAGAGTAAGCCTCCCGGTATGACGGGGATGACCGCCGCAACAGCTGGTAACTGATGTCAGACGCCCCGGCGTACGTGGCCAGGTCCGCCGACGCATTCTTGATCGACACCTTGCGGGTGGTCACCTCGGTCTTCTCGGTGACCTGCTCACCCACTAGCCCGTCATACCCGCCATCGTAATAGGGCCAGTTGAGCGTCATCCCAGAGTCACCCGCGGACGACGGGCCACCAAAGGCGTTGATCACCACCCGGGCACGGTCAAGGATGCCCACGATGGTTGACAGCCATGCCGGGGGGACCACGCCGGGGTTGTCCGTGGTGACCTGATCGGCCAGGGCGAACGCTAGACGTTCGTCGTCGCTCAGGTGACCTTCCCGGGCGGCCAGCATGAACTCACCAAGGGACGCGAACCGGGCCAACGGGTGCGCGGCCGTCTGCACCCCAAGGAACGGGGCCAGCTCGGCGGCCAGCTCGGCGGGGGAGAACGTGAACGGGCC